ACATTTTTATCTCCTATTAAAAAGGCGGGGCATTGCCCCGCCCCTTAATATTTAATTATAGAGATCTGTCAATAACCCCGATGCCTAGCATTCGTGAGTCAAGGCATGCCATTCCGATGGTCTGCCAGCCGAAGAAACCTTGTTTCTGTCGTCTCAGCAATGTTGGATCATCGATAGCCTCATACTCTTTCTTGATAGGCATTACGAGAGAATCGTTGACTGTAAGGTCAAATCCATATATCTGGGTCTCGCCCAGTGTTGTAACCTGACCGTCTGAGTCAACTGTATTTGGATTGTCTAGCGTATAATCATTAAAATTATTCGCCCCATCCGCTCTAAATATACCGTAGCTCGAAGTACTGCTGTTGATGTTGAAATAACCCTGTGCTCCTAGATGATGAACCTCGCGCAATGCGATATTCCAGATGCTGCCCATTCCGGCTGCCTGGAAAATCTCTCTCCTGGTTACAGGATCGATATCCGTGTCTGTCCACTCACGAATGTCGGCTGCGTCCTCAGGTGAAATGTAAAGGTCCGTCAAAGTTCTATAGACTCTCTTGAATCCTACTAGCATTCTATTGATTAGCTCTTTTGAAAGATAACCAGCTCCGGTTGCGGCAGCAGGAACTTCATAAATAGGAGCAGGTCTTGGAACTAAAAGACCAGCGCCAGCGAAGTTTGTAGTGGCGGCAGGAACAATAACTTCCCATCCAGCCCTCTCTTCGTAATCAGCAAGTTCCTTTGCGACCTTATCAATAGCTCTTTGAGCGATATCTATACGTCCTTCTCTTGCGTAATCAATCTTCCAATCTGCGGAAGCGTCGATTGTGAAGACAGGTACGTAAATATCCTCTCCTAGACCCTCAATAAAGTTTTGTGCTACGTAACCCAAACCTGGTAGAATCCATACAGGAATCTCAAAGTCATAAGCTACAGGGTAAACAGCCTGTGCACCAGGGCCAAGCCTCTCAACAGCAAAGAGTTGTCGCATTATGGACTCCAACTCTACTTTCTGGAGAATCGGTGTAGTAAGAGCGGCAGCAAACGCCTTATAAGCAGCAATACCCTCAGGCGTATTAATTTCTGCTGTTGCCTGAAAAAGCTCTCTCTTATCTTGAATATTCATTATTAATTCTCCTCCTTTCGTTTATACGAGTAACTTTACCCTCAGTGCTTTTTTACCGGCAGCTACATCAGTAGCTGACAGATATGATTCGGAAATAGCTACAGCAGTAGACATGTCTACAGCATCAGCTAGTTTAGCAGTAAGCTTACCACCGCCGTTGGAGCTAACATAGAGATTATCTCCAGCGTTAACGGCCTGCCCCATTGTAAGGTCATAATGGGTTGTATCCCAAATTCCTCCATCATGGGCAACCATAACAGGGGTAGCTTTTGTTCCGATTTGAACTCCATTATATAGCCATGGATTTGCGATAGCATCAGATGAACCGAAATCCTCACGTTTTTGCCAATAGTAAGGATGAACATCATGGTATCCCATCTTGACTTTCTGACCCAAGAAGCCATAAGGCGCTTGTCCAGAAGCCGTTACCATCTCTACCATAGACCTACCATTAATAGAATCCCAACCGCTAATATAAACAACTGCACCAGCATCAGCTATAGTCCCACCAATACCATCAGTAGCAGAAGCTCCTGATATACTGGTGTAACTGCAAAATTGATTCTCTGTTACAGGATGTCTTGGAATAAACATCAGCTTTTCCCTCCTTACTTATCCTCGTTTGCCCACATCTTTGCATATTTTTCTTTAAGATCTGGGGTTGGCTGTACTTCAATATTAAGAGCAGCCATTACAGGATCAGATAGTTTCTTTGAATTATCATCCTCTGTTTTGTTTTCTTCCTGTTCCTTAGCGGCTTCCAGGTCTGCAAGGATAGTTTCCTTGATTTCTGTAAGCTCTTGTACATAAGCCTCAAAATCAGCATCTTCTTTATCTCGAATCTTTTCAAGATATCTAGAAACTGTTTCTTCATCTTCTTTTATCAGTTTCGCCTCGACCAACTGTGTAACTCTATTATGAGCTACTTTATCTTTCTCAATACTTTCTAGTTTTTCGTCAACTTGAGCTTTTTCCTCAGCAAGAGTTGCCTTTTCTGTCTGAAGCTCTTCAAACTTGATTTTCAAAGCCTCATGCTCTTCCTTTAAAGTCTCAAGTTCAGTATCCTTTGCGGTGAGTTCCTCATCCTTTGTTGCTACTTCACTCTGCAAAGTCTCAATTTCGTTCTTATAGTTCTCAAGAGCAGCTACTACCCTATCAATCGCCTCGGGTTTCTTCTCCTCTTCCAGGATCTCAGCAACGAAATCTCTGAGTTCTTGAGTTAGTTTGTCCATTCTTAAACCTCCTTTATCCTAAAATAACCCAAAACCAAATAAAATCTTAGCGTAAAAAAAATTAAAGTTTTCTTGTACTTCTGTAATACATAGGTTCCTCTGGAGGAACGCTACCATCATTAAGATGGTCAAGTCTTTTGACTGACTTCTGATACATAGGTTCTTCAAGAGGAAGGTCTCCATCGTTAATTTCACCTGTAGTTTTGATGGATTTATAGAACAATGGGTCTTCTTGGCGAACTTCGCCAACATTCCGCCAGAAGGCTGTTGCTGAGCTTGTAATCGTCATATTCTATCCCTCCAAACATTAGTATGAAGACACCTTTGCGTATGTCTTCGTATAAGATTAATAGGTAACTATAATAAGCATTAATTACTTTTCTGTTTTCAAAGCTCCTCTATGGTTCTCTAAATGAGATGCTGCCCTTTTTCTTATAGCAGAATCTGAATTTCCAGGTACAACTGCTTTTATTTGATTAACTCTTGCAAAAGCATTTCTCAAATGTGGCAGATCCAAACATTTATTACTAGTACCACCACTACAAGTATGGTGTGGGAGATGTCTAGCGTTTTTATTTTTAGTTTTGCTTGGGTATCCTGGTTCAATCAATGCAAAAGCACCATCAGGCAAACTATTTATGTACTCTCTAGTCCACTGCGCTGATTCTTTTATACCAGCATTGTCTTGGCGGTTTCTTATAATTCCATCTATATTTTCTACAATCTCCAAAAGTTTTGATACTTCCTTTCCTTTCATTCTCTTTTTGTACTCTGTTTTTATTACTTCTGCATTTTCCCATCTTAAACAAGCTGGTTCAGTTGCTTTTCCTTTTGGTACAGTAGTACAACCTGTAGCAAACAGATTACACCACTCTGAGTGGATAACTTCAGAATCGGGAAGCTTTTCTCCACCTTCTCCCTCAGGCTTATAAACTTCCTTCTTGTAACTGACACAAACTCCAGGGCCATCTAGACCATCATAATCTTTGGTCGTATTACCTTTCCCAAATTTAGTTGTATCCATTTGATCTGGATTATCTCTCTCATTATCCACTGCTTCCCATTTCTGATCCATAACACCAGGGCAACCTGGGCACTCAGCTGGTGGAAGTTCAGCACTGACTATATTACCACAAACAGTACAGGACCACTGAATGGAAGCTGCTTTTGATGGTGTAGCGAACTTATCAGTATTTATCTGATCAGGATTATCTCTTTCATTATCTACTGCCTCCCACTTTTGGTCCATAACGCCAGGACAGTTTGGGCACTCGGCTGGTGGTGATTCTGCACTAATTATATCACCGCAAACGGTACATGACCACTGGATAGATGCAGCTTTGGATGGGGTAGAAAGCTTATTTTTATCAAAAGCACCTGGGTTATCCTGCTCGTCGGGCACTGGACGCCATTGGGTATCCATAGCTTCACACATTGGGCAAAGCATTGGTGGAAGATCACCAGATACGATCCCATTACAAACATTACATTGCCATCTAATGGATGCTGCTTTTCCAGGTGTACTAAGCTTGGTTTTATCAAAAGCTCCTGGATTGTCCTGTTCATTAGGAACTGGCCTCCACTGTGTATCCATTGCCTCACACATAGGACACAACATAGGTGGTAATTCTCCTGACACAATACCGCTACAAACATTACATTGCCATCTAATAGATACGGCTTTTCCTGGTATACTAAGCTTGGTTTTATCAAAAGCACCAGGGTTATCCTGCTCATCAGGAACTACTTGCCACTCTGTATCCATAGCATTACACATTGGACACTCTGCTGGAGGATTTTGTGCAGTTAAAATACCTCCACAAATATTACATTGCCACCTAATAGAAGCCGCCTTACTTTTATTGGCCATACTTCTCGCCTCCTTTCTGCTTGGTATGATGGTTAAACTTTCGTCCTCTTGTTTTGCCTTCATGTAGGATTCCACGTTGTCTAGTGTAACGATTAGGTTTTCTTCCTCTGCTTGTTTTTTTAGAGCAGCGTACTCTAGTATAACAGAGGGCGGATTAGCTGGGTTTTTAACAAAACCACAACCAGTAAACAAAATACCTCTTAAAACCCTATACATCATATCACTACATACTTCCTTGCCCTCAGACTTAACAATAACAGGTTTTCCTACAAATTCTGCATAACCAAGAGCTTCTGCCTCTTTCTTAGGAATAATAACATTACCTATCTTTAGATCAAAAGAGTCATAAAAACACTCCATAGAAACTTTCCAATGACCCATCTTTATCTCTTGAGACACTTCGGGAAACCTGTTACTGTAAATAACACCAGCAATCAGGGTATGTATATCCATTTTTTCAACATCAGGGTCTTTTAAAGCCTCTCTTGGATCTATTGGCTCCATTTTACTTGCCGTTACAAAAGCCTTGTCATAAATATGACCCACAACATCCCTATCCATGTGTTCTAAATCTACAGCTTTCTGTGATATAGAATCTCTTGCTTTCAAAAGCTCTGAAGGTAAAAAATAAGCATAGTTCAAATTACCACCAGAACTAACAAAAACAGCAGTAAAATACTGAAGGTCAACCTGTCTCTTTTTTTCATCAGGCAAACACAGAACCGAAGCTAGTTCCTTAAATTCATTTCCTTCAGTAACTATGGGAGCAATTAATTGTATCTTATTCTCCATTATAACCCACCTCTCTTAATTCCCACCTTTATTCATAAATAAATTTACTATAAATCCAAAAATAGCAGCAATAACACCAAAAGACGCTACTATCTTCCAATAAAGCATATTTATTTTAGCAGACAATCTTTTTTCTATTTTGTCTGTAATTCCATTTTGTAATTTAGCTAATATTTCTCCATCAGTGTTTTTAAGATCCCTCAAAATTTTATTAGCATCTACTAACTCTTTTGTGAAGTCTCTAGTAACCTCTATTTGTGTCTTTATTTGTTCCTTAAGAAGATCATCAGCCATTATTTAGACACCTCGTTTTTAATGTTGTTAAGCTCTTGTATAGCTTTGTAAAGAGACTCTAAATCAAAATGTAAATCCTCCCTTAATTTAGTTCTTAAAAAAACATAGTTATAAGGAGACATATAAGGTTTCCCTTTAACGATATCACTTATATGTCTAACTATCTCTTTGGCATCCATGTTTTCCGCAGTTATCACATTCATTCTCATTCTTCCCCTCTTTTAACTCTCGCACAGTTCTTCTTAACGCTTTAACATTGTCAAAAAGCTGTTTCTCTTCTAATCTTCTCTCTACTTCTAATTTATCTTCTGTAATATCAATAGTAAGCTCTAGCTTAACTAAATTACCATCACTCCATTTTATAGCTTGATCAATATATTTATAGTGTCTGTCTAAAACAGGATTATATTGTTCCCAAATATAAGGCTTCTCAGTGTTTTTAATAATGATATCATTTGAACAAAAAGAGCAGGGCTCTTCTTTTCCCTGTAGTACACTATAACAAGTTTTACCAACTGGATCAAAACCTAATAATTCCTCTGTAACTTTATTTGCAAATAATACTTCATAAGATTCTAAATCTATTATACAGACAATTTCCTGCAAAGAATCTAATATCAGCATAAGCTGCTCTGACGTTAATCCGTTTTTAGCCATCTTCACCACCCAACTCTTCTATGTTTATTTTCAAACTAACATCACTAAGTTTAAAATCTCCTAAAGACGATACCTCAGCCTGTCTTGTTTTTCTTGTACCGGGGCCACCTCTTGGTCTTCCTTCTGAAGGTGTTCCATCCGGTGTCAGTTGCACATCTTCGGGGCTAAGCTCCGGCTCATCCTCTGGTTCATCTTCAACAAAAGGCTGGGCTTTAGGATTATAAGGACTCCCCCACAAACCGATATCTCCTTTTAGTACCAGCGGTTTCTCTCTCTGAAGTTGATTAAGCTCTGTATCGTGATTAAGACCGAGTTTCTCATGTCCGGTTTGATAAGAAATAATTCTTCTATCAATCATACCCTGAATTAGACTGGTCATCATAATCTCATCTCTCAATACCATATCGTCCCATCTTACTCTAGGATGATGATCAAACCCTGCAGCTTCAGCAACTGCTCTGTACTCTTCATATATCCAATCTGTTAACTCTTCCCTTGCGTAATTAACCTCTTCAATAAGACCTTTAACCGCTAATTGGGCTCCTCCTGTGGACATATTACCAGTACCATCTATTATAGCTCTAACAATACCAAACGCTCCAGTTAGATCTTCATTTACCTGACTATATTTTTCTTGCCCTAAAATATTTTCTATTTCAGGAGAAACTATCTTTTCTATATTCAAAGTATGGTTGTATACAATATGAAACGCCTTGGAAGGAGTATTAAATAATGAAGAAACTCTCTCTATTTCTTCTTGACTTGTGCAAGGAAATTCATCAGTCCCAAGAGTTATTTTGAGAATGTGGTTTGTGATACCATCCAAGGTACTCATATCTGCTTCTTGTAGTTTTTCCTTATACTCCAGAGCATCAAAAGCCCTTGAGCCTCTTGGTTTTGGATATTTTTCATAAGGCTGTTTCCTATAATCCACAGAACCTATATATTTAGGATCCAATGGTATTGGCTTACCTTCATTAAGCGCTTTAGCCCATTCTGGAGGTAGTGCTTTCTTTATTTTCTTCTCCTCATCGGTAAGCTCATTCGCCGGTCTGGTAAATAATTTCCTAAGATCTTCGTTTGGTTTAAGAGAAACCTTATACATATCAAAAAGCAAACTACCCTCTATCTCTATCTCCATTGGATTAAGGACAGTGTATCTTATAGGAATAAACTCCTTTGACCATATATATTTACGCTGAGCTGTTTCTACAACTTCTTCGTGAAATTCGGGAGGGGGTTTTAGGTAAGAAATGGGAGGATCATATTTTCCTAATACTTTATAGGTACGAACTAAACCTATTCTAAAAAAATCGAACAATATCCACCTTATAACTTTTTTGAAATCACATTGGATATTCCAGGAATCATAGAAATACTTTATAACAGGATCATCAACGTCGTTTTCAAATCCTTTAGCAGAAAGATTAGTCAGAGTATCAATTACAGTCCCATATAAACCTTGTTCATAATAGTAATTGTATGATCTTCTGTAAAGTTCTTGTGGTGTAGAAAGTGAAACAGATTTCTTTGATAAATCTAGGTCTGGTCTTTCTAAGGGGCTTCTGTAAACAATGGATGAATATTCTTTTGAAAGACCTGCGAGATATTTAGGTTCATCCATATAAAGAGAAAAACCAGCGTCAGTCTTTTCTATTTTATGAATATTTAGATTTTTATTAACTTTGTTAAGTTTATCAACTAGCTGACCTAGTTCTTTGTCTGACATTATTTCTTCCTCCTACTGGCTTCAGAAAGCGCCCCGCCCGCGAATACAGTCTTATCCTGAAAACCAAATCTAGGAATTTCGCTGACAGGAGTAATAATACCCGCTGCTAACTGCTGTCTTTCCCTTATCTCTAAACCTTCTCTCTTTAACTTATTAATACCGTAACAAGCAAGAATAAAAGCACTATATAAGTCCTTTCTTTGTCCTTTTGCCGGAGTATCAAAATGCAGCAATCCAGTTCTGGTTTCCGTGATTCTTATATTTAGCATCTGTTTCTTAAGTTCCTCTGCTGCCTCATACGCCTGTTCCACTTTTGAAAGCTCAACAGCGTCTTCCTTGTTTTGAAGATCTTTTAAAGGCGGTCCTGGAAACCAAATGTCTCTATCTTCTAATAACGCTAGGGCCGCATAGTTAGCATCAGTTATATTTTGGTTTGTTGGATTTATCAACTCTAATAAAGGTAAACCTTTAATTCCCAAATTAGATTTGTCTCTCTCTATAATTGCCAAACCATCCACATCAGGTACTTGTAGAAGGTCTCTTATCATTAGACCTCCACCTTGTGAATCCATAAAGATTCTTATTATATTATATCTCTTAAATACTCTTCTAACTAGTTCTGTGGCCTGCTGGAACGAGTATTTATAAACTTCTTGTGCAAAAATTAATTTATTAGGGGATCCCAACTCAATAACGGTTATGGCAAAAGCATCCGCAGTTCTAGCGGGGTCAACCCCCATAATATATTCTTTACCTTTATCTCCTTTTATTTCTGGAGCGAAAAGAGAAGATCTTGAACATGCTTCTAATAGACTTGCTTTGAAAAGACCATCACTATCAGATACCATTAATCCTCCGTATTCCATCGTAAACTGAAGTGAAGACATACCTCTCATAGCGTCTTCTAATTGAGCTTCATTCAAAAATCCTTCTGGCATTTCATGATAAGCAACTTGATGTACAGCGTATTTATCGTTACCTTCTTTCATAAACCGCCAATACTCTTTCATTCTTTTCCACATATGATTAAACTTAAAATAACCAGAAGAGGCTATTATGATCTTATTAGCTACAGGACCGTCACTTAATGATGAAGTATCAATACCCATGGCTTTTAGTCTTTTTATTCTCTCAATACGTCTGACATTTTCCATAGGATTCATAACCGTAGCACCCATAGGTCTAATAACTAAATCATAAATATCACTAGGAATATGAGGAAACTCATCCAAACATAAAATATGAAAACGAGAACCTCTAATCTTAGACCCGTCCCCAAGAGGTAGAGCCTCTATCCAAGAACCTATTCCGTCTTTTGGCGCTCTAAACTTGATATAACAAGAATCACTGGCTTTAGTCGGTGTCTTAGAACAAGCTTCTCTAAAGATACTAGATTTATCATAAAGTCTTTCTGTTTCCAGAAAAACATTTTTAGACTGCCTAAACGTAGCAGATATATAGCCTATTCTAGTTGCGGGGTATAAAAGCGCTTTTAATGTCGCTAGTAAGGACAAAAGAAAAGTTTTACCACAACCACGACCTGCTACCAAAATGATGAATTCTTTGAACCAAAGATCTCTAAATATCACACGTTGTATGGGTGCTAAATCTACATTCAATAAATCATAGGCAGCCATAACTGGGTGATTTCTATAGAACTGAATCATATTATAGCTCTGGTATAATTTCTCTGGTTTCATTCGCTACTTCGTTCAACTCCATTTGTATATCTTCGTCTTCTCTGTTACCCTTAAATTCTCTATTAGCCATAAACCGTCTTTCTTCTTCGAGAAGCTCAGCTTCTCTTATCTCAGCCTCTCTTTTCTTTTCTTTATCAAAAGCAGCTGCTATATCGACTATGGATACATTATCCATATTTTTAGGAACTATTCTGTCTCTTCTTCTGGCGGCCAGGTTTTCTTTTATCTTATCATTATATTTCCTAATTCTTTCTATAGCTTGTATAACATCTAATTCGCCTTTTGAATTGCCCTTACATTTCTTCAGTAATCTAAACTCTAGAACTTTATTAACAGAGAGTTGGATTACATCATCTATATCACTTTGACTAAGCTCTTCTATTTTAAAATCAGACAGAAAAGAATTTAAATAATTTTCGTATACCTGTATTTCATCTTTATCGAGAATCTCACCTACAGGCATCAATTTGGTTACTATATCGCCGCCTCTTGGGCTTACTACATCAGGCTTATCTATCTCGTCTTTGGATTTGTTAACCCTCACGTTCTCTAAGCTTTTCTTTTTTCCTTCCAAAGACCTATTTTTATTATACTGGACAAGATTCTGTAAACTTTTAGGACTCATGTTTTTCTTGGATTTCTTTTTTATCCTTTCAACTTCGTCCTCTGTAAGTTCTACAGTATTCCATTTCTTTTCCGCTTTCTTATTAAACTCTTCTTCGCTTACCTTGTCCTTTAGCCTAGTTCTAGACCCAGGCATACTTCCACCTCCAAAGGTAAAACTTCTATTAATATTCAGTAAATAACTAATGTATTATATTATGTCACTTAATTTTATATCTTGGCTGGTTCTAAGAGGGCTTTCATTTAAGGCTAGAAGTTCAACAACACTAGGCGGGGGATTTTCACCGTTAATTTGTATGGCATCATCATATAGGACATTTTCTTTAAGGTTGTCTTGAGATAACTGGTAATCAGTTTTAACATTCTCTGACTCATTTATAGATTCCATATTATCTTCTATCCACCTTCTACATCCTTCGTCGTCTCCATACAAATCCATTAACTCATCTGACAAGAATACCTCATTTTTTAGAGCATTTCTGTTTCCCTGTAAAGCTTTTCTTATTCTGTCTTTATGAGTATTAGAAAAAGTCTTCCCGGTTAGAGCTTTAGAAATATTCTCACAATGTTCAGGAGAATGCGCTCTACCTTTTTTGGCCATGGATATTTTCATACGATGCTCTCTCGTAAATATCCTCTTCTTCTTGTTGAACATTATATCAGCCAGATTAAAATCTTCCATTACCTTAGTACCCTCTTCTCCTCTTCAATCTCAAACAAGTGCTTACACGCACCACAAATAATCATACGGGTATGTCTACCTAAAGTAAAACTATGTTTACATTTAGGGCATTCGTATTCCCAAGGGTCAAATTTAGGAAACCTTGGTTTTGAAAATTTAAAAGGTAATTTTTTAAACTCATCGGAAAACTTACTTTCCTTATGTATCTTTTCCCTTTTCTGTCTTGTCATAGGAATAGCCATTTCTAAACTCCTCTTCTATTCAAAGGCCCCTTATCCGGTGCATCTGTTTGTGTATAATCGACGTTATCTCTAAACCTATTAGGTATATCCTCTCCAGACCTTGGACCAGGCTGCAGTCTACCCACATACCTATCCTCTTCATTTCTGTTTCTATTTATAGTCTCTGTAAAAGGAATTCTTCTAATTTTTCTGTGCTCTGGTGGCATACGAACCATATCGTCTTTAGCCAACTGAATCTACCTCCTTATAGGTTTTTTTAATTCTCTTTTCAAATCCTCGGCGGCTTTCGTAATTTTGTTGAGATCACCGAGGGCGTCTTGAAAAGATTTCTGTATTTTAGAAGCGCCTTTATCTGCAGACCTATCAATAGGTATGATTTTTACAACCGCTTCATAGCTTTCTTTATCAGAAGGTTTTATTTCATAAATAATAACCCTTCCTTCTTCCTCGACTATCCAACCTTTTTCTATCATTTGAGAACCTCAAGTGAACTTAACTTATTAATTAAAGACTTTTCTATTTTATTTATAACAGTAATAGTTGATTGAAATTGTTCTATAGTTTTTTTTATACGCTCTGAGTCTCCTGCTTCTACAAATCTTGTCATAGCTTCATCGAACACATCTCTTCTCTTTTTAAGAGAGGTTAGATTTATTAACGCGTCCATTAAAGAACCATCTTTATCATAATTTTCTTCGATTAAGGCTTTTACCACTTGACTCTTAGCTTTATTATGTTTCTTGTAAGCGTTAT